GAAATAAAGGAACAAATTGTTGAAGATACAGCTGTTAAATCCAATACAGTTGCGAATAGTAGTGTCAGTCCTGTAGCTGTGACAAATCCTATAGCCGTGGCAAATCCTATAGCTGCGACAAATCCTATAGCCGTGACAAATCCTATAGCTGTAGCGAATACAACTTCACAAATTAGTTTTGATAATATGGATTATGTTAAAGACTATGACAATCAAGTAATGACGGTTGATGCGCCAAAGACAATCGAAAGATTAGAAGAAATTAGTGAATTGCGCGCAAAACAACGAAAAATAGATGAAGCCGAAGAAAGTGATGGTGACAAAATTAAAATTTATGATGATTTTGTCAATTTAGATGCCATGGACATTCACGTAATTGACGAACCCAAATTACAGTTGCTTCCGGATTTGTTAATTGATGATATTGAAGTATTAGAATAATATGCGTAAAAAACGTAATAACAATATAACAAATTAATTTAGATGGATAACATTTTTATATTAGCGGGTGTCATTTCAGTTGTATTTTTCATTGCGAAATTTGTGGAAATGCGTTTTTCGGAGGATGAACCTAAGCCGCTGAAATTAATGCTGAGAGACACTCTTTTAGTATATGTGTGTGTTGTTGTTGGGTATTACTTATTAGAACAAATTAAACCATTTACTCAATCGGGGGGAAGTGTAGGACAACCTACACAAATTTTTATGGATAATCCTGAATTTTGAGGTGTGTGTATTATATAATAAAATAAGCATTATTGTATAATAAAAATAATATGAACATTGATCCTAATGTAAATTTCTATCGCCCTGTCCAGACTTTTACAATTGTCTTGGGTAGTCTTCCTTTTTTAATATCGGTGACATATTGTTTATATGTATATCCGTATTTTTGATATTTCATTATATCGCCAAGCAATGATTTTCGTTCACTTGTTTTCGATTCAGTGAAAAATAAACATCCGAATATGCGTTCTAAACATTGTCGGTCTTTCCTATTACGAACTGAATCGACAAGATTCGTAATGCTATATTTATTTTGTATGTGTAATAAAAAATCACGATTAATAAAACACTGAACGCCAAAACATCCATACCATTTTAGGTGTGGCATACCAAGAACGTTATCATTTAAATTTAATTGGTTCATTTTGCCATATGCGTTTGTTAATTTCGAAGCAATTCTTAATCGATTATCAAGGTCTTCTTTATCCGGATAAAAGAACCATAATGGCCTCACTTGCGTTTGTTCGCTAATAAGTTTATCAAAATTAATTCGGCTATGAATGAACACACTATCGTGTAAAATCAGAGCATTTTCAAAAAAGGGTTGTTGAATATAATAAATGTATGGCAACAATTCTCCACGACCTTTAAATTCAGATTGTATAATTTCTACATTTGGGTATTGATGATAAGATTTCACAAATTGATAATTACTGTTATCATCAATAATAACAATTTTCATATGCGGATATATGCGGCGTAAACATTTAATGGAATAGTTCCAATAATGGTTGGTTTCAGGTGATGTAACATGACGGGTCATAATAACCCCATATTTGGAAGTCATAATTATATTAATTATACTAAATATAATTATTATTGAAACAAACTGAAATTTCTTATATTTTATACATAATTGGCATACTGTCTATATCTATTATTTCTTTGGGCACATCTCCTTTAAACACCGAAAATGCTTTGAACTCAGGTCTTTCTAATTGTGCTTGTGGGGTATGATTGTGTGCGTGTCTAGCAATCATTTTATACAATTTGAAATCGGGATACCTATCGTCCCCATTCTGTTTATATAATAGATTTATTCCCTTATCATCCAGACACCATTCTGTTATTAGCCGTTTAATAGGTTCACATTTATGAATATCAGCGACTTCATCTAAATCGTCTATTACATAGTCAAAAATAGAACATGCTAGCCGACATAAATCAAAACTAAAATTAGGGTCTAATCGTGGCTTCTTTTCATTAAAAAACGGTTCAGTGTTATATTGTGTTGCCGCATCTTCACCCGTTTGAAAACTATCACTGCAAAATAATAACTCATTACACTTGTAAATACTTCTTCCAAAATCAATTATTTTGAACACTCTACCAAATGTTGGAACTTTGTATATTGTTTTTTTATATCGGTAAAATATAAATTTCTGATTTGTGTTATTATACATTACGTTATTTGTGTGAAGGTCATTATGTGTAAAGGAAAATGCCTTTTGATATGTAATTAAAATCATGATAACTTGCATCAACGCGGAATACCATTCGTCATTTGTTAAGTCCTTCGACAATATTAAATCATCAAATGTGTTTTCACAGTACTCCATACAAATGACTTTAACAGGAAACCGTTTGAGTGTCAATTCAATGGTTTCTTCTTCTTCTTCTTCTTCTTCTTCTTCTTCAAATTCTTCTTCTTCAAATTCTTCTTCTTCTTCTTCACATTCTTTGTCATCTCCATCATAAACTGAATTATCATCCTCACCCGAAGTATTAGATGTTCGTGAGGAACAGGTCGAGCTGGATTTTATAGTAACAATATCATCATTTATATCATGCGCAAGTTGAGTTACTTCTATTAATTCACTGTTAGACGCAGGTTTTGAAGAAGTCGTAGTGTCAAACACATTGTCAAATAACTCATCTGGTATTGAATTTATTGAAATTTGTGATTTCAAAGTAGAACTATGATCTATATTTATAGGAATCTGGAGTTTATTGTTTTTAAACAAGTGTTCATAATCATCAATATCAAACAATATGCTTTTGTGTTTATTAAAAAAATCGGAATTATTAAGATGTTCAATGTCATCAAACACATTGATTTTAAAATTATGTTTAATAGCTAAGAATGACCCATAAAAATCGATGCCATGTGGGAAATGGTGTTCATGTAATAATTTGCTCGTTAAAAATACGAAAAATCCATCAACATACGCCGAATTATTATGATTCGCAATCTTTGGATGGTCAGTAGATGAAATGTTGGGCAAATTAAATAGATTATTGTTGTCGATATCATATTTGCCTATTAAATACTTGTACGGGTCTAATAGCGGGGCCATTTTGAAAAAAACGTCACTGTCTTTTGATTTCTGGTTAACAATATTTTTTACGCGACAATTATGTGCTTGTTCGTTTTCATTCGTCGCATCATAACAAACACTGGTTATATAGAATTTATTATCAAGATTAATGTTGTTATAATTTGTGTCGTTTAGACTAAAAATCCGTTTATAAATCGGATTGTAATTTTGTGTTTGAGAAAGATGCAGACCTGATGGATTCTCAAAACATTTGAACAGTTCCGTGTTTTTTCTCTTTTGGTAATTAGTCTGAATCATCATAGCTAAATAATATATAAATTAAATGTGTTTTTAACTTATAATATATTTATTCTATTAATAACATTTGTTCTATTTTTTTATTAATAATTGTTTTATTACACTAAATAAAATGTCATATTCCATTTAGTAAAAAAATCAAATTTAATTTCTTAAAGATTACTATTAATGACATTAGAATTAAAAAAATTTGACATGAAAAATATCAGTTTTAAACCAAATGAAAATAAAGGACCCGTTGTGGTATTAATTGGCAAACGTGATACCGGCAAAAGTTATTTGGTGCGAGACTTGCTTTATCATCACCAGGACATACCTATAGGAACCGTCATATCGGGCACTGAAGAGGGTAACGGGTTTTACACAAAAATGGTGCCTAAATTGTTTATACATAACGAATATAATACTGCTATTATTGAGAATGTATTGAAGCGTCAGCGTACCGTTTTGAAGCAAATTAAAAAGGAACTAGAAGCATACAAACGCACCACCATTGACGGACGGGCATTTGTAATATTAGATGATTGTTTGTTCGACGGCGCATGGACACGTGATAAGATGATGCGACTTTTATTTATGAATGGGCGTCATTGGAAGATCATGTTAGTCATCACAATGCAATATCCGTTAGGCATTCCGCCCATGTTAAGGACTAATATTGATTATGTTTTTATACTAAGAGAGAACTATATAGCAAATCGTAAAAGAATATACGAAAATTATGCTGGAATGTTCCCCACATTTGAGTCCTTTTGTCAGGTCATGGACCAATGTACCGAAAATTATGAGTGTTTGGTCATAAATAACAACTCAAAATCGAACAAATTACAAGACCAAGTGTTCTGGTACAAGGCAGAAAACCACAATGATTTCCGATTAGGCTCTAAGGAGTTCTGGGAAATGTCCAAAGGCATCAATTCAGACGACGAAGATGAAAAATATGACCCTAATGCTGTTAAAAAACGAGGTGGAGGTGCTAAAATTAGTGTAAAAAAATCGAAATGGTAAAAAGCGCTTGTAATTAAAATATCGCTTTTAGAAACTCGGTTTAATATATAAACACGAGAAAGTACTTAAATAGAATCCTATTATAAATAATATAATAAGATGCAAGAGTTAAACATCGTAGAACTTATTGAAACAAACCCAATCACAAGGCTTTCAAATACATACAACAGTAAATTATTGAACAAGCTTCAACAAAATTTTACTGGATTTGAACAACAATTGTTCGTAAGCAGCTTTTATTGTTACTTGAACTATGATAAAAACATAGATTTTTGTGTTGACTTAGATAATGTATGGAAATGGTTAGGATTTAATCAGAAGGTAAAAGCTTCTGCTCTACTAGAAAAACATTTTAAACTCGACATAGATTATAAAAATGTCGCCTTCCCAGCTGGGAAAGCGAGTTTAGATAAAGAAAAGCATGGGGGTCAAAACAAACAGACTATACTGCTAACCATCAAATGTTTCAAATCGGTA